CTAGTTAGACTTCTGAACTCGCATATACCATTCTACTAATCGTTTAACTTGTCGGTTTGTATACCCTTTCTTCACCATTCTATCTATGAAATCGTCATGTTTTGATTGGTCCTCTTTGCTCTTCTTACTACCAAATGAAATAACTGGAAGCAATTCTTCTGTTCCTGCGAACATCTTATATTCTATTACTTCTCTCATCTTTTCATAAGAAGTCCAAGGTGGATTCTTGCCTTCATAGTTACTTCTTGCTCGTAATACCCAATTCACAACTTCATTTCTAAAGTCTTTTGGATTGGCAATACCTGCAGGCTTTTCAATCTTCTCAAGTTCTTCATTAAGAATAGAACGGTCAAACAAGTTACCAGTATCAGCATCTTTATAATCGATATTTTGAATCCAGTGGTCAGCATAATCTAAGTATCGGTCAAATAGATTTTGTCCGTACTCATTATAACTCTCTAAATATGCTTTTTGAATTTCTTTTCCTACTTCTTCACTATATTTGACACTTAAATGGTCTTTAATGAAACCAAGTAGTTCATTTTCTGTCTCTTCTGGAAATTGTTCACGTTTAATTGCCGTTTCTAATACATACATTAGATGTACTGGGTCTGCCGCAATTTCTTCTGGGTCAAAGTTGAATGTTTGAGATAGAATCTTAAATGCGAAACGAGTACTCATTCCGTTCATTCCTTCATCTACTCCCGCAACATCTCTATATTCCTGCATTGATTTTGCTTTAGGATCTATATCATGTAAGTTCTCACCATCATATACTCTCATTTTAGCCGCTAGATTAGAGTTCTTATGTTCTTTCAATCTTGAAAGTACTGAGAACTGTGCTAATAAGTCAAGTGTATGTGGCGCACAGTTACTGCTATCTAGTCCTGATGAATCTAACATCTTCGTATAGATAAATGTTTCTTCTGTGGCACGTAAGCAATATGGAACTTTAACGATATATACTCTGTCCAAGAATGCTTCGTTGTTCTTGTTGTTTCTAAATGTTTCCCATTCACTCTCATTTGAGTGAGCAACTACGATACCATTAAATGGAATTGCTGAAATACCTTCAGTTCCCATATAGTTACCTTCTTGTGTTGCTGTTAATAATGGATGTAATACTTTGATTGGTGCTTTAAACATCTCTACGAATTCCATAACACCTTGATTACCACGACATAACGCACCCGAGAATGCGTATGAATCTGGGTCATTTTGTGAAAAGTATTCTAATTTACGAATATCAGTCTTACCAACTAGTGCTGATATATCTTGGTTGTTGTCGTCACCTGGCTCGGTTTTCATAATAGCAATTTGCTTTAACTTAGATGGATACATCTTCACAACACTAAATTGTGTAATGTCGCCTTCAAATTCATCTAGTCGTTTAACTGCCCATGGTGACAATAAACCAGTAAGATATCGTGATGGAATATCAAATTCTTTTTTAGCATCTTTGCCGAATTCTTTAGGTTCAAACAATCCTAGTGGTGATTCAAATACTGGTGAAATTTCATCACCTGCTTTCAACACATAAACTGGATGTTTTTCCATTAATTCTTTAAGACGTTCTGCTAATGATGATTTACCACCACCAACTGGTCCTAGTAGATATAATACTTGTTTCTTTTCTTCAAGACCTTGAGCAGATTGTCTGAAATATGCAACCAATCTTTCGATTGCTTCTTCCATGCCATAAAAATCTGCAAATGCTGGATAAACTTTAATCGTGCGATTTAAAAAGATACGGCTTAATCGAGCATCCGTACTAGTATCAACTAAATCTGGTTTTCCAATCGCATCTAATAGTCTTTCAGCGGCCGATGCATAAACTAACTTATTTTTCTTACACAATTTAAGATAATCAGTAAGTGACATCTCCTCGTGTTCTTTGTTAGCATATGATTTTTCAAAATTTTTAATTAAACCCATTTTAAATCCTCTCTCATTAATTAATAATATTTATTAAAATATTGTCTTATATACAGTAGTTATATAATTTTACTGTTAGAAGATGAATAGAACATCTTTCCTATATTTCCATTAAATGAATAATGGCCTATATGGTCTAGTTTTACTAATGGATCTAACCATATATCACCACCCAGTTTTTGCCATCTTCGACAAAAAGCATAATCTTCACTAAGATATCTCTTTGTATCTTCTTCGTGCATACAATCAAAAAACAAATATGTCCACTTTGAAAATTCTTCTTCAAGATGCAAATCATTATTGAAATACAATTCTGGATAACTTTCTATCATTTTTTCAATAACACTTCGTTTAATAATCATAAATCCAGTACCAGCATCTTTAAGTTTTATTAATCCATCTTCAATTTGTAAATTGCGTGTATCTGTTTCTTCATTATATCCCCAATCAGGATTCATTGCGTAATTTGCCGCAGTATCTTTGATTGAGTCTTCATCTAATCCTCTATTGACCGCATCTTTTATAGATGTCCAGTCTAATTCTTTTTTTGGATATGCTCCAACTATGACATCCTTATCATGTTGTAACATATGTAATATATCTACTGCATCAAAATTTATATCAGCATCAATAAACATCATGTGGGTTGCTTCTGGATTAGACATAAAATATGCCACCATATGACATCTTGCTCTAGAAACTAAACTCTCATTTGCTGATGTTGTTAATGTATACGGAATTTGATATTTCGTAAACATCATATGACCCTTTGTCCATGACCTAAAATATGGTTCAGAAATTTGACCTGCGTAACATGGTGTACAATAATGAACGTGAGTCTTTTTGATGAAATCTAAATCTATTTCTTTTCTGAATTTAGATAAATTATCTACTATTGATTCCATTACTTTTGCTGACTCAATGTATTTTTCTTATTTTTTTGGTCTTTTATCCAGGCTTTTGCATGACGATTTTTAGGTGGTCTATTTACAAAAGCATCAATGTTCTTTGTAACTACCTTAAAATTTTCTGCTCTATCTGGATCTTCAAGACTGCCACTGTTATCAACAACTTGAAATTTATCTGCACCAAATAATTGTTGAAATTTCATCATATTATCTTGAACTGCTCTCCACATTTTTTCAACTTCTACGGATTTAAGAGTTCTCCCCGGTCTGTCTATGTTTCTTTGTTGTGCTATATCTAAACTTGTATTAACGAATAACATCATACAGGAATAACCCATCTGAACTAATTTCTCTTTAGCCTGTGTTATTTTGTTTAAATCTCTTCCAGTACCATCTATAATTAATCCCAATCTACCGTCAAGATACATTTGTTCTTTTTTTGTAGTTAGTTCTTTTGCTTTATTTCTGGTTGCTTGGCCTTTATCACTATAAATTACATCTGGATCTTCATAATCCAAACCTAATTTATCCATTTTATATTCAAATATGTCATCTGAATTTACTATTTTTAAACCAGTGCCTTTTAATAAATTTGATGTTGCAACATAACTCTTACCCGAACCAGGCCCACCAGCCAGAAATACCGCTTTAAAGATATGTGGATCATATACTCCTTCTTCAATTGATTTTATGATTTCGTTGACCTTCACGATAAGTCTCCCAATAGATTATAACTATAATTTATAGTATTTATCAGGCTTTGTTGGTTGTTTAACATATATTATAGTATAACATTATTAGACTTGAGTGTCAATACTATACTATTTTATTTAAATTATTTACGTAAAGTCAGATATATCAGAAGATGTACCCTCTGCCGAACCTGTACAGTTTGGTCTGTTATCTACTTGCGGGAAGTTTTCCCACGCAGTTTTAGTTTCATTTAGATTCTTAATTGCTAAGTCATATTTGCGTTGTAAATCTGGATTTACTGTTTTATTCCAACGTTCTTTCAAAATATCTTCTGAGTATTGGTCAATATTACCATCTTTGGTTTGATATCTAAAATTTCTATTGAAATTCCTGCTTAGTAGTTTCTCCACCACTCTCCTATTTCTGCTCAAGTCAGTGTGTAACTCTAAAAATCTATTCCTTAATGGTCTCTTCTCGTCGGACTCAAAAATTCCACATGCATACTTTATCCATAAATCCTTTGCCAGAGTGCCTGACGATTGTAAGTACGCCTTTTGTTTAGGTATCCATTCAGATTTTGCGTCTGTAAGTACAGCGGCAGTAATAGGTAAATCTATAAAACTTCCGTCTTTTTTTGGTATCTTGAAATCATTGTTACGAAATTTGGTCTCTTCGGCGACGGTCATCTCATTGTTCAGAAATTTTTTATAATCTTTATAAGCAGTGCTACTAATATATTGACCATTAATCTTATAATTACTCCAATTAGGATATATACTAGTATGAAGTGATGCATAATTTGATTCAGAATCTAATTCGGAATCAGATTCAGTATCATTTGGAACATAGACATTTGCCTCTTCCGTAAGTGGTGATTGAGGAACCCCAGGCTCAAGTTTTGCTTCATCACGTGAGTATTTCATTTCTCTTTTTACTTCTTCTGCGTTTGCTCTTTCATCTACAATCGTTCCTACTATATGAGGAGGTCCTGCTGCCGGTGTGTTTAATTGTATAACAGCATTTTTCATAGCAGGTGATCCTGTATTCATTAATACTGCTTTTTTACAAGGATCTGCTGCCGCTCCTCCGATAAGTAGTGCTAATGCCTTGCTTATAAGTTGGGCTGCCATGTTGGCTAAAGCCGCAATTTCATTTGCGATTGCTGACGTTATATCACCAATTGCGTTTATTAATGGTGACACTAAACTAATAATACCACCTAATGCTTTTATTCCAACACCAATAATCGCACTTATTACATCCACTACAATACTACCTGCGCCTGCAATTGCGGCTATGATACTTTGTATTAAAGATGTTATACCTGAATTATTCAGTAATGAACTTATATCACCAACTGCGCCATCAATAAAATCTAAAGTGCCGTCATAAACACCGGCTAATATTCCCATTAACTGATTAAAAAATGAACAAGGATCTCCTTTTTCGCCAAATTGTTCGTTCATTGATGATAAAGAACTTGCATCTTCCATTGTTTGTGGTATATTAGCAGTTTGATTATTTGTATGATTTATCAAAGATGTATACATTGTGTTTCCCAATGCCATTAATCCTAGAATCTTTAGAAATTTTTCTAAATCTATTCCAGTTTGCGATAGCACTCCTGCGAATATTAAGGCTTTGTCCGCAGAGCCAAATCCAGAAAATGCACTATTTAAGCCTGTTACTCCATGAATGGGACTAGTAACACCAGATGATGAACCCAAAGTATTAAATAATGAATTTCCGTATGCTCCTCGTGCCGCATATGGATTGGTGAAATTATTAGCATCTATTTCGTTTGCTATAGAATTGAGTGCCGCTTGTCTATTATATTGTTGTTGTCTTGCTTCTAATTGCGCCATTTGAAGTGGCGTCAAGTTTGATGCCGCAATAGCCTCAGAATATAGTTTTGGAGTTAAATTTGTACCATCAAATGTTAATGAACCGCCACCATTCGCAACAAATAACTGATATAGTCTTTCGATTTCTGCTTCACTAGCCATTGATTATCACCTTACTTGAGCCTGCTATAACTTTTACACCACATGAATGAGTATCTCCCACTCTACCAGCAGGTCTATTGTTTATTAAAACATTATGAGAACCTTGCACTAATGGAGTAACATGCGGAACACATGTTTCTGGATCACCTTGTGGTATTCCATGTGGGAATGTTTTATCACTTACACGATATGCAAGTTTGTTTTCGATAATTACATTCTCACTTCCCATACCACACTGTTCAAGCCCACAAGGGGAATGTGCAGAAATAGGGTCAGTTGTTCTAGCGGCTTGTGGCATTATTGTAAAATTCTTCCGTTTTCTGGAGTTATAATAGTAGTTGTTGCTTGAACATACGCATCTGTTGTTTGATTGTTTGTTCCCAACACAGCAATAACTTTATCTGTCTTAAATTGAACACTTTTCTCACTATCACCTGTAACCGTAAACGGTTGAAACGCCGCCCCTTGTGGTCCAACAGCAATAGTTAGTGGTTTAGCAATAACAGTATAATCTTCATCTTCTGACACGAATTTTCCTAATACTTCTTGTCCTGTTTGTAGATATAGAGTTATTATATCACCCACTTTATATGTATTTTCTTTTAGCATTTTTTTACCTGTTGTTATTATATGTATTTATTTATGCTTAAACTACACACTTAATTATTTTGAATTTGTGATTTCTTCGTAACTGAACAGTTACATTGTCCAACGTTTTACAGTATATGATATTTCAGTAGTAAAGTTTGCGTCTTGTGTGTAAGTAATATTCATAGGAATAACAGCAAGTTCGACAGTTCCGTTTCCTGTGCCACCTCCTGTTGCTGTAAACACAGTACCAACATTGCTGTCAGCCGCTCCAATCAAAGTAAAGTCTGTATTACCTGGTGTTACTATTTTATATTTAACATCAACTAGAATATCAAACCCGGCTGTTCTTAATGCGTTATCTATCTCTGAAGCAAAAACAATATTAGAAAATTCATCTGCTTCAGCGGTTCCATCACCGTCATCTTGCCAAATTTCTGTATTATCGTCTGTAAGTTTAACCAATCCTGTTAGTGGAGGGGTTATAGCCTCGCCATTAATAACTCTAATTGTGCCAACACGAACAAATGTATTTGTAGTATCTGTTTGTTTTAATGAATAATCAATAAAAAATGAAGTGGAGTCTGATGCCGCATATTTTAGAAATGTGCCTTCTGTGGTGTCATTGGCGTTTAATTCTTTCTTAAACAAATCAGAACGTAAGCCAGTTGCTGCCGCATGTGATTCTAAATGTATATTAGTATACAATTGACTAAAACTCTTTTCAGTAAGAACTTCTGTGTTTGTTCTTGCTCTACCGAATATTTCTACATTAAATCCACCGTTAGTTTCCATATCAGTAAGAAGTGCAGGGACATCAGAAATATTTTTGATTACCAAGTCTTCATCTATTTCTAGTCCTTGTTCTGCTGTGTATGAGTTTAGATACGTCTGAATAACTGCGTGAGCATTTGCAAACGGGTCAAATACAATTTCATTACTTGAATCTGCAGTACCGACATATAACTGATTTGTGTCAGTAGTGTAGCCTAATTCACCAGCATCTAAAGTATCTGCTGTTATCTCATTGCGTAAACCACGTCTTAATAAAATTTTTACATTTGTTGCCATTTTAAACTCCCATTATTACATGTATTTATCAAAATACTCTTGGACCTTACCAGCCCACATTATGGCGTAACGTTGATATTCGTCCTCTTCAACAACAAATTCTTGATAGTTTCCCATATTGTCTGCTTCTTCATCCCAACCAATCATCATTATAACAATTGTTTTGATATCAGTGCCATAAATTTTATTATGGGCTTCGGCATATGCGGCACCTTGTAAGAAGTAATCATCAATCCATTCTCGTCTTTTTGGTTTACGAGTTGTCTTAAAATCAATGATTGCAGGTTTACCTTTCCATACGCCAACACAATCAGTTGTGCCTGCGTACAATTCGGGATAATATAACGGAACTTCTGTTCCCCATACTTCGTCTAAATTTGATAAACCTTGCTCAATGACAATCTCTGCTAACTCTCTTGCCATCTGATGAATAAGATTTGAACCATTCGGTCTATCTTCTTCTAGGATATGTTTTTCTAAATGTAAGTGAACTTGTGTTCCGATGCCAACAGCAAGTCGCATAATTCTGTCTGCTTCTTCATTTCCGACACGTTTGCGCCATTCATATATAGCAGTCTTATCTTTTAATGCGTCAAGTAAGGTGGTAACACTCGGCAAAGGCTGTCCGTCGGGCGTTTGATAATGCCGACTGCCTTTAATGTTTACTCGTTCTAGGGGATTATAGGTAAATTTTTCTTTAAGCATAGCATTAGTATACTATACTTCGACACGGAAATCAAGTGAATTATAGATTTTCTTTGACTTCTGCTATTAATTTTGCTTTAGTATGTCTACGGTCTAATTGAATACCGAGATTTTCTTCAGCCCATTCATCAATTTGCTTTTTAGTCATTGATTCGAAATCTACTTCTGGTAATTCTGTAGTCTGTTCGACTGTTTGGACTGTCTCGCCTGTTGCTATTGTTACAATCTCACTTGTTGCGATTGCATCATCTAACTCTTTTTCATTGTTTTTAGCAACTCGATTCATAAATTCACGATGTCTTTTAGCATCTTGAACTTCTTTTCTAATTTCTCTCTTTTCTGAAGAAAGTTTTGCTAATGGATCTTCGCCTTTTTTCATACTATCCACAAGTTTTTTCATTTCTTCTTTAGAGATAACGTTTTGTTCGCCTTTAACTATTAATGCCATTATTTTTTCACCTTCTTTTTTGCTGTTTTAACTGCTAATTTATGGACTGAATCTTTTTCAGCCTTGTCACTTTTATTATATTTGTTTTTTAATTCTATTGTGTCTACTGTGACTTTTGATATGTATTTACTATTTGATAATAAATCAACTATAGACTCTGCATCTACTGTATAGCCCATTCTTCCTAACTCACGAACCATCATGTCCATAGACACAGAAGGAATTTCATTTGCTTTTAAGGAAATAAGATAAGCATTGATGTCACCCATTAACTGTGCATCATAATTTGCCTTCTCTTGTAAGAGTAGACTGATTTTCATGTTAGGCTCTTTCTTCTCTGCCTAACGGATTATCCTCTTCACCTGATGCTGATTCATCACCGCCAATATCTGCTGTGAGGTCATCTTCTAGGTCTGCACCCATATCGCCACCAAGTTCAACATCACTCATATCATCAGCAACCTTTTCGCCTGATAATACCAGTGTTGCGTCTGCTACTGCATCTTTGGCAGAACGTGCTTGTCCTAATAGACCATTAATCGCATCATCAACTGAATCCTTAAACGTTGCCGCTTGGTCTGGACCATGTGAGTATGCCATTTCATCTGCTAGTGGACCAATTTGGTCGTTTTGAATTTTGCCTAGTTTCTCAATTACGTCTTGTAATTCATCAACAATACCTCTGGCAGCCATCGTGATTTCTGCTTCTGCGGCATCGACTTCAAGTAGAGAGTTTAACTCTTCCATCAAAGATTTTTCTAATTTAGTTTTTTTCATTTTATTTCCTTAATTATAATATATTACATTCCGTAGTATTCTGTATTTTTATCCCATTCAGAATGTATGTCTTCTAGTTTTTGCTTAATTCCCATTAAGCCGCCAACGCCTGCTTTGTCGCCATTATTAAAAAATTTGGCACTGTTTTCGCCTCTATATTGTATTGCATTGTCCAGTTCATCTATGGCACCTTCAATACGACCTATAACAACAGCCAATTGAGAGTCATTTTTCCATCGATAATGTTCAGGACCTTTTTCTGCATCTGCTGTTCGTTTATACATTTCATCATCTTCTTTGACTGATTCTTTGCTTTCTGAAACAGCGTCTATATATTCACCAACTGCATCAGACTTTTTAAGTAAATATTCTATTTCACTTATTGGCTCTGAACTTTCGTGATAAATCCATTCAGCAATCTTGTTGATTAATTCTTCATCATCATCTTCTGTTACTTTTTCTTTTGATTCATAAAATTCTTTTGCTGGTATGAATTGTGCCATATCGTGACAATTACTACATCTACCATGCCCACCTGCTTCTAATCCTCCAGTAACTCTATCGTCTTCATATTCGCCACAGCAATTACTTACTAAACGATCACCGTCTTCTTCGTCGTCATCTTCTTTTAAAGGCTTACCGTGTGCTTTTAACAATGCTGTAATTGTCTCAATCATTAACATATTTTCAATATACTTTTTACTCATATAATGATGATTTTTCAACTCTTGTTGCTCAACTTCAAGTGAGTTTTTTGCTTCTTGGAGCGTATCTATATCACCTTCGACTTCATAGCCAAAGTTTTTCTTCATATATTCATTCATTCGTGAAGATACGTGAACTTCATTCGAATTAAAGAAACTTGATGTATTTAAATTCATATTAATTATCCCAATTGATGCGTATTACATGTATTTATCTTTTTTGTGTTAATACACGAATTTATTTAGCACACATTCGTATATTATTAAGATAATTAAAGAATTATTTCTTCGTAAAGTTTTGCTATTCTTCGTTTGGCTTTGCCAGCCTCACTTTTTGCTTGGGAAAATTTTGCTTGGGCAATATCCATTCTGCCCTCGTTCATTGCTTTTTTGGCAACTTGATATGAATGCTTATGTTGAAGTGCTCCAGTATAATGACGTTCAAATTTTTCATTTATTGTAATTATATCAGTAATTTCTGAAGAATTAATTGGTTTACCTTCATTAAGATGATTAGCAATACAACAAACTGTCTCATATAATTGAATATCTTGAAATAATATAGAATCACTACGACTATCAAGTATATTGTATCTATCTTCGTCATTTTTTTCTACTGAAAATGCACCAACTTTGACGCCTTTTTCAGTTTTAGTAGATTCTGTGATTGTTTTCTTGACTTTATATGCTACGCTGGTTGTTGCCTCATTAAAACCTTTCATAATTTTTGACATTGCGTCAATATCCGAACGTTTTACGCCTGGCGTAACGTCTATGTGTGATTTATCACTCTGTGGGGAAGATGTTTCTTCTAATTTAACTTTTTCGCCATTCATGACCTTCATTAGATTAGTCATTAAATTGACATCTGCTTTGCTTGGTACTGACATTTTAGAACTCCTACTAGTTGTTAAACAGTTTTATACCCTCGTAGTGTAGGAACTAACACACCTTTATGTGTTAATTTCTCTGCCAGGACTGTTTCTCTACCTGACAACTGCGATTCGTTTACATAATCTCCCTCGGAGAAGTATTTGTTAATCAAATCTTCTTCTTCCTCTGTAATCATTACATATAACCCACCTAATATTTCTTTTAATCTCATTGTTGCTCTTGCTGTGCTTTTTGTTGTGCTTTTCTTAATCTATTAAGTAAATTTCTAAACTGTATTCTAGTATCTGGGTTGCCGGCAAGAGCATCTAAGTTAGCGGCTTGATATGCCATTGCTTGTCGCTGAATTGGCGTCAATGGTTTGCCTTGTTCTGCTTTGTCCATTGCGTCTGCCGCCTGAGCCGCTGTTGCGCCGCCTAAATTATCTCTACCGAGTCTTTGCATTGCTTGAATTCTTGCTGTTTTTATTTTGCCTAATGTGGATGCATCTACTGAACCTGTTGTTCCTGTTGGTTCTTCTTCTGGTTCATCTACATATGCATCTTCACCTTCTTCATCTGGGCCTTGTGACCCTGTGCTGTAGGCTTCAGATAGTTCTTTCCACTCTTCATGTGATAAGTAAATGTCTGTGTCTGGGTCATAATAACTTCCCTCTTTCGGGTCATAGTACACCACTTTGCCTGATTTTGTCATAATTGGACCTTCTAGTCCATCACGTTCTTGATATTTTTCTGTATCAATTCGTGACAACGTATGTTTACGAGTATGTGCTTTTGCTATGTCTGATGAATCTGAATAAAAATGAAAATCATTAATATCGGCATTTTTTGCTGTTGCTAATGTGTCTGCCATAGAACTTTCATCAATGTTAAAACCTTTATGTGTCCAGCCTGTCTTATCAGTAATAAAATCACTTATGTATTCGTCTACTTCTTCATCATCTAAGTCTGTTGGTATAGGAACAATCATATCTCTTCTTAAATCTCCGACTTTTAAAGCCTGTTTGATATCATCCATGTCATCTGCGTCCCATTGTATATCAGTAACTTTGACTGTATCCTTATATTTCATCTTACGAACTGAACTTAAGTCACTTCCGTAGTAGGCAGATTCATCAATGTCATCAATAGGACTTTTCCAATTAGGGTCTCTTGCTGGCCATCCCATGATACGTTCAATCTCATCTTTGTCTTGGGTTTTTAGTGCTGTCATTACATTAATATAATCAGAAAATGTCAATGTTTTCAGTCGTTTTTTAACAATCTCGACTGAAATATCCATAAGTGTAGCAATATCTTGAATTCTATCTTCATAGCCCTCTACAAACATTGTTTTTTCTATTTTATTCTTTAATGACACTGTATATTCTCCGTTATCTTCTATTTAGAGTTTTTAATCTCTTACTCGCTGGATTCATTCTTTTTGTCATCTTTGCTTTACGTTTCATTCTTGCACCCATTTTTGCTTTTGTTCTTGCTAATGTGAAACGTTTCTTCATATTAACAGGTTTAAAACATGCCGCTGGTGTTGATACTGTCTTACCTTTTAGTCTTCCTGATCCACATCTATATTTACGAACAATTGACCTTCCTTTTCTAGCATATACTAATTTTGCTTCGTATATCTCTTCGGAAATCTCTTCAAATAGCATTTTAGTTCTCTTATATAAGTTTAAACATCTGTGCAAATAAGGCAATCAACATAGTAGAAAACAAAGTTGATGCTGTCCATATCACCAATTTTCTTATTTCCATAAAACCTTCTTTTGTTTCTTTTGCGTTCTTTTCTATCATTCCTTCTAGATTAGTCAATGCTCTATTAAAATGATGGTATCTCTCATAGCATACTGCTACGTGAGTTTCCAAACTCTCCGCTTCTAGGTGTGCTAATTTTGGTTCTTTATCAGCCATGATAGAATCTCCCCGAATATAATTAATTTCTAATTGTATTTATCTTCTTTAGTATTTTATTTATCTTCAAGCAAAACTAAAAAAGAGGACAATTTGTCCTCTCTTAATTAATTAATTTATTGTTTATTATCTGTCAAATGGTCTACCTAGTTGACCTCTTTTTGTACTATAAGTTGTTCGTCCCCAATTTTTACCTAACTCTCTTGCACCCTTATTAATACCAATATATGCACCGATTGCCGCGCCTGCTTTCACTATTGGCTTATTCCACATCTTTTTCTTATCATCTTTTTTGTCGTCAACCATATAATTGCCACGTTTTTGTAATTTTAGAAGTGCTGGAAATATTTCGGCGAGTCTTGCCTTTCTACGGAACCATTGAACTAGTCGTGTTACTACCAATGCTCTCTGATTTTGACTTAAATTGTCCCAATCTCCAACTAGTCTACGAACTGATTTTAACATACCGTCTTGGACATTAAGATTTCTCTGATAACGTAACAAATATCTTTGTTCAAATGATGTATCACTTCTATTGTTAGAATAATGAAGTAAAAATCTTAAAATATCGGCTTTCTGTAACACTAGTCTTTCTTTTGCTATCTCATCTTTTTCATCATCGCCAATATCATTGTCTTTACCCATTAATCTATTAAGAGCCATGTACATATCAGTTCCATTTGTTCTGAAATAGTCAAAATTTCTAAAAATCATAGTGCGTTTTGCTACATCAGATGCCAACGGGGCAAAGTCATAGTCTTTATTAAATATATTCAATACAAGAAAGTGAACAAAAACTAAATCAGCCGCATCATTTATATTAACGTCATTCGCCATCTTTTTAGTTCTGAATAATCTACTTTCAGATAAAGTATTTACAAGTTCTAGTTTTTCTCTTTCGTACTGTTCCATCTATTTTCTTCCCATTTATAATAGTATTTATCTTGTACTTCCATTTCGACATCTCTTACTGTTAGGATGTCGTTTACATCTAAATGAACCGTGGCTCATATGCTTCTTAGTTACTTTTGCTTTGCGAGTACTTGGGTCTCTTTTAATAGTTACAAATGGTACTTCTCTTTTACCCATTTTTAATCTCCTGGTCTGCCTAAATGTAAAATTGTATCGTTATCGTAATAAACTGCAAACGATGTCGCCTCTGATTTAATTGTGTTGGCTCGTGGCCTTCTAAATGTTGCTGATGAAGGACCTCTGAACTTGATACGTCTGTTCTTGACTGGTAACAATCGTGTTACATAATCGTACAATTCTATAGGAATACCTTTAAACATGCTACGGTCTGACATCGGACTAATATACTTTCGTAATAGTTGCTGGTCTTCTAATGAATAGTCTGCATAAATTTCCATATTATCTCTCCTTTCTCATATTCGCCGCTGTAAATCCTGCTCTGTTTACAAGTTTCACGTCTTTATCTATTACGTAGCCTTCTCCACCTCTTTCACCATTTGTACTGGCTTCGATATCTGCTGGTTGAGAATCTAACGTTTTAATAATCTTATTCTTTGTAGTCATAACCCCTTTGATGAAACCGAATATTGCTTCAAATCCATCACTATTTTCTTGAACCCATTGAACTACTCGTTCTTTTTTAGGTCCACTTAGTTTTGATGAGTTTACCCACTCACTAAAATTCATTCCTAGTTTATCTAAATTGCCTGCTTTCACACTATTATTAATATAAGTGTAAAGAATATTTCTAAAGTCTGCCATTTTTAATTCGGCTGGGACTGCCAATAATTTATCAATTGAATTAGCATTAGATTTTAAATAACTTTCTAATCTGTCTACTTCTGGTAAGTCAACGCCTGGAGATTTAGTAACATATACTGGAGGCATAATCCATGTTTTGCCTGCTCTAAGTTGTCCCATATCTACGTTGCTTTTATTTCCGTCTAATCCAATTACTACATGAACTACAATACCGACATCAAAATTAATTATCTTTTGACCAATGTCACTTTTAGCATCCACTGAATATGTTGTTGTGTTTGGCTTGAATATAAGTCTGCCGTCTTTTTCTTGTGGAGTTGAGAACCATAACAAGTCACCATGTAAGTATCCTCTGAAATCTTCAGGTATAACACTTTCTACTGTGTTCCATATACCTTTCATCTTTGATGCGAAATCTCGTCTGCTATCATCAATTTCACCTTTGGCTCTATTTAGAAACATTTTCTCTAAGTCATCGCCGTTTGTAACTCTGCCATCATATCCTTTTGCAGTAAATCCACTTTTATCTGTAAGAACGAATTCACCCTTTTCATTGCGACCAAAGATAACGGCTGGTGAGCCATCCCATTTGATACTGATTGATTTTGGAGAAGTTTCTACTTGATGTAGTTTTGCGATTGCTTTTTGACCACCAACTGAACCATCAAAAATAATCAAGTCTTCTAAATGTTGAATTCTTGCACCCTCTTCTTTAAGGGCTTTATCCAGAAGTTTCTTCATCTTCTGATGGAAGCCTACTTGCTTATTTCGAGGTTTTCTTGGTCCTCTAAATCTTCTTTGACGACCTTTGCCTAATATTATTTCTCTGACTTTCATATTATTCCTTGCCGTATGGTGATTCGCCTGTCAATCTCGGACGAGCAAACCATAACTTGAACCATTCTTGTGTTCCTGGTTCTATTTTATGTTTCTTTTGATACTTAGACTTTTCAGTTCCAATATAGGAAATATTCTCCTGCTGAGTTTCCTCAGGTTGATAGGGCTTATAAATTCCTGATAGAACTTTTAATTCTTTAAGTTGTTGGTCAAGAGTCATTTTTTCGCTTCGCATGAGTTATTCCACGTTTGAATTTTCTCATGTCGCCCGTGCGAATGCTGTTAACAAGCCGCTTGGTTAAATCCACAGCAACAGATTCATCAAATTCACGATTTATGAACTCAATTAAATTTATTGCACCAGTAATTATATGTTCGCCTTTTTGTTCGACAAATCTTTCTGGCTCATTTTTAGAAATCGCCATCGAATTTAATTCTTCAAACAGACTTCTACGTGGTTTCTTAGTCATAAGATAATTCTCCTTATCAGTATTTATCAATTATCACTGAATGGACTAGATTTTTTTGACTTTACCATAGCACGTAAATTTTTTGCTGATTCTGTTTTTTCTGGAGGAATTGCAGACGGATTGTCTGTAACTATTGTTTTTCTCTTTAATATATCTGTGACTGTAGTTGCGTCTTGGTTGCC